TATTCCCGTAGCGTCGTTCATCCATCACGAGCGTCGAATAGCATAAATTGTGCGCCATCATGATCGATGGATACAGGGCTTCAAAATCCAGGGCCGTGATTGGTGTGTAATAAGCTCCTTTCTGTGCTTCTAGGACCGTGGCACCCTCATAGGGTTCTTCGGGGAGAGATCCGTATTTGATCGTCGGTACCATGTATCCCAACTCTCGAGCCTTCTTTGTCAGCTGACTGAACACCTTGATCTGCTGACCACGCTCAACCAAGAAGCAAAGGGGAACCCATGTTGCTTTCGCCATCTCCAATAGGTTTAGAAGTGTACATAACTTTTTCAAAAGTTTGTGGGGGAGGAGGGTATCCTTGATACAATACTCAGCAACTTCAGCCAATTTTTTAGGATCACCTTCCTTGTAACGGGCGAACATCTCCTTTGGGGACATGTCAATCTTTTGGTCACCCAGGTACAACTTTGAAACTTCGTTTAGTTTATACGAGTCAAGTTTATAACCCTTCTTCACTTCATGAAACATATCGAAGATGAATCGCCCAGTCATAGGAAGAAGTTTAAGGAAATTGTCACCCAACGCACTCGAACTCAACTTTTTTAGTAAGAGCTGACTAGGTGGATCATGGAGTTTTCCCAAATTGAAAAATTCTTCATTACAATCTGTCAGAAGAGCTCGTTTATAGATATACTCAAGATCGAACCCAAATATATTCCAACCTGTGATGATATCAACATCTTTTTCCTGAATATATTTTTGAAACGCTTCCAACATTTCACGTTCGGTATCGAAACTCATGACATAAGGACCATCTGTTTTCTTGTAGCATAGACATGTCTTCTCATAGGGTTCATCGTTTCCAAATTTGCATAGTGAGATTGCAATCTGAAAACAGGCATCACCGGGAACATCTGCATTTGGAAACTTCCCAGTTGAACTATTACATTCGATATCTACCGAGGCAACTACAAATGGTGCAATATCATCACGTTCTACAGGTTTCAGTGATTGCCAGTTGTTACACCAGAGATCGATATCAACCTTTGCAAGATGTGACCGAACACAGTCACCCCCAGTGTCAAGCCAACCCGTAGATTGAATACCTGTACGATGCATCAACCTCAGGACAGGATCCAGATTTGACTCATACACATGATACTTCATATATTCCCTATTGTAACCGAAAACGGAATTGACCTTTCTCCGGTCCGCGAGGGTCTTAAAATTTAAACGCATGTATGCAAACTTTTCATTGTTTTGAAAACCCCAAACATCCTTCTTCTCAGTGAGACTATAACTTGTGACGTGATCTGGACGAAGTTTATTCAGGTCATTATACAACACTCGGACATCTTGTTCAGTTGTCCCCCTAGGGAGCTTTACAAAGAAATACGGCTCAAAAGAAGTCGTCACACAGACAGATTTACCCGTTTCAGTCTTTCCCAATATACTGATCAAATGTTCCTCATCCACATCCCTCGCCTCCCAAGTCAAAGCTTGGAATACCACCATATGTTTATAATGATCCAAAATTTTAATATCATTTATTAATAAATGTCTGCTGCTTTAATTGAGCTCGTGTCGGTGGGTGCCCAGGATGTGTACATCACTGGTGACCCTCAGGTCAGCTTCTTCCGTCAGAACTACAAGCGTTACACTAACTTCGCCATGAAGCCCGAGCGCATGGATTATATCGGCACCTTCGGTGCGAACAATGAGGTTGCCATCCCCATTCGCTCCAAGGGGGATCTTATGAGCTACATCTGGATCGAGTCCAATGGTATTGCTGGGGTACAACAAAACGCCACAGGTCTATTCTCTAACAATGCCGCTAGTCCCACCGAGTTCTCTCTTTGGATTGGTGGCCAGAAGGTCTCACAATTGGATTCCCTTTATATCCAAGGCGTCCACAACCCCTTGATGCGTGACACGACCGCCAAGGCGTCTTTCGCTGTTACCACCAATTCCCGCAAGGAAAACCATAGTGGTAACCATTACATGATCCCCTTCTTCTTCGGGGAAGATTGGACCAAGGCACTCCCCCTAGTAGCCCTCCAGTACCATGATGTCGAGATTCGTGTCAAGTGTCGCGATGGTTACGTCCCCACCGATACACCCAAGGTGTATGGTAATTACATCTACTTAGACACTGAGGAACGCAAATACTTCACCGATACCGAGCATGAGCTTCTCATCACACAAACCCAAAATCAACTCACCTCGAATACAGATGTCGATATTGACCTCAGCTACTTCAACCACCCCGTGAAGTCTCTCCACCTCGTTTCAGGTCGAGCGACGGGTGAGGACTGGTCTAATGAATTCAACTTTGCCACTTCCTCACTCTATATTAATGGTTTGGCACTGTTCGAGAACACATCCAACGTGTACCACCACGATGTCGTTCCTGAGATGCACTGTACCGATCTCCCCGACAATGTTCTCGATAATCTTCCCACCTTCTCATGGCCCTTCTGTCTCACCATGAGCAAGATGCAACCCACAGGCTCTCTAAACTTTTCTCGTATCGATAACGCCAAGTTGGTCCTCAATCAACCCACTGGTGGTAACCAACTTCACCGTGTATATGCGGTCAATTATAACATTCTTCGTATCAAGAATGGTATGGCTGGTGTCGCTTTCGGTAATTAAATGTTACTCTATATAAACATACATGTCGGCTAAATCAGCGAGAAATGCATTCAATAAAATGTCAGCAGGACCTACATTATACCTCGATACCAAGGGTCGTCGTATCAAAATGACGGGTAGAGGTGCTCTTTTCACGGAGAATTCTAACGGTCTCAGAAATTATCACCCAGTTGCGGCTTTTGTAAAACCAGTTTCGGTTACTGGTACCAGAATGAACATCAACAATAAAAATGTCAAAACTGTTCCCAAATATATCCGTCCCAAGAGCAAGTTCCTCGATCTTAACAACAGTAATAGCAACAGCAGCAACAACAACAACAACAATAGGATAATGGTCCATTGTCGAGCGTGTAACAAGACGTATGATGGAAATGCTCAGTGTTGCCCCAATCTGAATCACGAACGCGTGAGAGACCCCAAGTCAAAGACGAAGAAATGATCGAATTCTTCATAGCAATCTATACATGTCAAAGAACTACGGTTACTTTGATATGGATAAAATCTCCACTAATACTAAATGTTTCCATTTGTATTTATAGGTGGTCTCGCCGCTCTCACAGCTTATACATATTATGGTCAGAATCTCGTATCCGCCGAAGAAGCCAAGAGACTCATTAAGGATGGTAAGATCAAAGTAGTCGTCGATGTTCGTACCACCATGGAATACCGCACGGGGCATTACCCTAGAGCACTTCACATCCCCGTTGATAAGATGAATGAAAAAACAACAACGGAACTCCCCAAACGGGGAATACTCGTCTACTGCAACACTGGGCAGAGGGCCAGATTTGCAGCAGAGAAATTAGAAGGTATCGGGTTCAAGGATGTGTACTACATCGCTGGACTTTACACAAGCTTACTTTAGATGAAATCAGTCTTTCTAGTCGTTCTTTCTCTCGTCTCATAAAAATTGTGAGTTCCATGACTTCCCCAGTGAGTTTCACTTTCCCCGCTTGTCGCAACCACATGACATGTTCAACCCTAGTGATATCAACACATGACATCTTCGTATCTGATGCCTGACTATGATGCACTGCTAGGACCATCGCATCCTTCTTTGTCTCTTTGGTGAGTTGGTCACCCTCATGACATACAACAACATGTGCCCCCGAACACCCCGCTACGTGCATCCACCAGTAATGCGGACTACTCAAGAGTGTGAGTTCGTCATTTTCTTTTGCATTTTGTCCAACTTGGATTTTGATACCATCGAGAGATGTGTATTCAAGCATGTTTTTTATCATTTTAATTCCTTATATAATATCATATGCACGTCGTATTACAACCCAGTCCTTCTATTACCCACAAGTATAGAGTGACCTTACCAAATAAGAGAGCTATAGACTTTGGTCAAACGGGGGTCCAGTATTTCCCGGACCATCGTAATCCCCGTCTTATGCGCGCACAACTTCTTAGGAAAGGGGCTATCATTCCTAAGGAGCTGCGAATAGAGAGGAATCAGTATGAGATACAAAAGGGGATGTTGAAAATTAAAGAAAGTTCGGAAGAGGACTGGGAAGATTTCTTCAGGGCCGAATATTGGGAGAGATGGGTATTACACACTTACCCTAATGTGGATAAGGCTAAATTGTTCATGACAATGAACAAGGGTATCCTATTCATGCCTCAACCCGAAGACTTATGGTTTTCTAATTGCCGGTAGATCCAAATCCACCCGAACCCCTCTCCGTATCCTCGACAATATTAATCTCCTCAATGGGTGGCGTTTCACAACGCTCTAGAATGAGTTGTGCAATTCTATCACCCTTCTTGATTTCAAAGTCTTTCTCTCCATGGTTGAACAAGATAACTTTGATTTCACCGGTA